CGCCGCTGTTCCACGAGTAGACCCCCGCCGCTTCTTCGCGCAACGTGAGCACGATGCCGCGCGAGAAGTCAAACTCGCGGTCGATGACGCGGAACGCCTTGTTGCTGAACCCGTAGCGGGCGATGGCCAGGCCGATGATGTCGCCCGCGCTGACCCGGTACGCCTTGAAGTTGAACGCCGCGCGCACGGTGAGCGCTTGCCGGCTGCGCTCCAGCTCGATCTTGGCCAGCCGCTGCGCCATGTACGCATCGGTCGTGGCGGGCAGCGGCAGGTCGGTGACCATGCGCTCGCCGCCGTCCTGCGTTTCGTACGTGGAATTGACGACGATCGGATAGTCGGTCGGCTGCCACTTGTTCTGCGGGCTGACGTACACGCCTTTCACCGCGTTGAACAGCGAGGCGCGCGGTACGCGGGCCTGCACGCTGATCGGCTCGGTGCCGGACAGCGCGGTCTCGTCCAGCGTGATGGCCGGAGAGCTGTAGGCGCCGGCGTGGATGCGCCACTTGCCCTGGCTGTACACCGCGCTGCCGGCCATGCTTGCGAGGATCACCTGCAGGTTGTCGTCGCGCGGGTTCTCGGTCGAAAGATCCGTGTCGCAGGTGTAGCGCGGCTGCCAGACCAGCGGGTCAGGCTGCAGCAGGATCTGCTCGTCGCAGATGTTGGCGGCGGCCGTCACCATCACGTCGTCGATCTCCCACGCCGGGCAGGCGAAGCCCATGGACGACGTGAGGTAGTCGCGCGCGATCAGCGCCGGGTTGCGGCTGTAGCCGATCGGGTCGAACGACCCCTGCACCAGCGTCGGCAGCGCGATGCGCAGCGTGAAGTCGACCGCGGCGCCGGCGGCGGCCGTGAAGCCGATGGAAAAGCCGGCGTAATCGGTGGCGGCGTTGTTGAAGGTGCGGGTGGCCGTGAAGCGCTGCGTCGACAGCGCCGCGTTGGTCATGCCGAGGATCGAGGCGTAGGTGCCATCGAGGAAGCCCGACACGTTGTCGCCCTCGTACACACCGATCGTGGCCGACGTGATGTTGGCCAGCGAGCCGACCGCCACCCGCGAGAACACCGTGGCCTGCCAGGCCTGGCCGCTGGCGGCGGCCGGGCGGTAGCCGTCGTTCAGGTCGAAGCCGAAGGCGTTGGTGGCCGAGGCAGTGCCGAAGATGCGCACCGCCACGAAGGACAAATCGTTCTCGATGCCGCGGTCGACCACCTGCAGCGACAGGCCGGCCGCGCTGATGCCGAAGGCGGTCCAGCCGAACGGCAGCGTGCCCGGCGTGCCCGGCACCATCGCCTGCATCTGCGCGGCCTGCGCCAGATAGTGGCGCGGGTCGTAGACCTTCTTGCCGCGCACCGTAGCCTTGATGTTTTCGACACCCGATGGGTACAGTTCCGGCGAGTATTGCAGCCACAGGTACAGCGCCGGCACGCCGCGGCCGCGGTGCGCGCTGGTCCACTCGCCGCCGCTGTCGGTGATGGCGTCGGCATCGGCCGCCTGGTCGTCGGCGCCGAGCTTGACCTTGCAGCGGATCCACGTGGCGCTGGTCTGCGCGCGCTGGTACTGCACGGCCACCGCGGTGCCGGCGGCCAGCACGGCGCTGGTGATCGGGTTGACGGTGTTGACCGTGACCTGGTTGCCGGTCAGCGAGGCGATGGTCAGCGCCTCGTAGGCGGGGCCGTTGTCGCCGCCGCTCGAGCCGGTGGCGTACTGCGCGGTGATGCTGGCGAGGCTGACCGGCGTGTAGGCGAGCGTGAAGGTGGTGGTGGCGTTGCCGCTGGCGGTGAAGTTCTCGCCCTCGGAAACATCGGCCCGGCTGGTGACGAAGGGCCCGGTGGTCGGGTAGCCGTTGGCATCCAGCGTGCCCAGCGACCTCTCGCCGAAGAACACCTCCTCCACCGCGTCGAGCGCGTGGCCGCTGCGCAGCGCGATCACCAGCAGCAGGCGGTCTTGCAGCGCGCCGATGCTCTTGCCGTAGACCAATTCGCCGGAGATTTGCACCCTGCCATACGTCACGCTGCGCGGCAGCTCGGCGCTGCGGACCAGCGTGGTGCGGTCGCGCAGGCCGGCTTCCCACGCGGCCTGGGCGGCGCGGTTGGCCTTGCGGCGGGCGCGGTCGCCGTAGGCCAGCGCGGCGCCGAGGCTGATGGCGCTGGCCACCAGCGTGCCGAGGCCGATCGCGGTGGCAGCGTAGTAGATGGCGACGGGGATGAGGCTGGGCACGCTAGACCTTCCACGCGCGCAGCGCGTGCTCGAGCGGCAGGAACGTGAGCCCGGCCGGGCCGGGGCCGATCAGGTGCGCGCCGTCGACGATGGCCAGCGCCTCGCGCCCGGCGTTCTCGACCAGCGCCACGTCGCCGCGGCCGGCCATGCGCGGCGTGAGCCACTCGGTCAGCACCTCGCCGGCGATGCGCGCCAGCCCCCCGTGCCGGTGCAGGATGCGCGCCGCCTCGCCCGCGGTCTGGTAGGTGTCGCGCAGCGCGGCGGCCGGGTCGCGGCCGGTGGCCTCGTGCACCCAGTCGGCAGCGAACAGCGCGCAGTCATGCTCACCCCAAACAAAAGCCCGCGCGCGGCGGGCTTCGATGTAGGCGGCCAGGCGTTCGGGCCAGTCGGGGAAGCGTGTCATGGGTTGCGCTTGAACCACTCGCGGTTCGGCCAGATCAGCGGGCGCTCGACCAGGTCGGGCGCGAACTTGTAGAACTGGTCGCCGGACCACACGGCCTGCTGGTCGGCGTCGTTGTGGCGGCGCACCTTGGGGCGCGCGAACTGGGCGTAGCGGCTCTCGGCGGTGACCACGATGGCGCTGTTGCCGTCCGATGCCTCCTCGACCGTCATGGTGTCGACGAGGCCCGACCATTCCTCGACCGGCGTGCCGATCAGCGCCTCGTTGGCGTCGAACAGCGCCACATAGACCTTGACCGGCTTGCCCTGCACGTGCTCCTGCAGCGCGGCGCTCAGATACGCGGCGATCGGCCCGGCCAGGCTGAAGCGCAGGCCGGTGGCCTCGGAGGTCACCGCCTCGCGCATCGGCTCGACGTTGCCGCCGCGGGCACTCAACCAGGTCTGCCCGTTCCAGCTCACGTCGCGGCCGGCGGTGGTGAGGTAGATCGTGCCTGACGCAAACTCCATCTGCACCAGCAGCGCGGCGGTGACGTGGCTGGCCGCCACGGCGGTTTGCTGGCTGCTGTCGAGCGTCCTCATGCAAAGGCCTCGATCAGCTCCAGCGTGTGACCGCTGGCGAGGTTGGGGCGGCCGTAGGCCCACTCGACCTGATCGGTGCTGGCCATGAATCGCGCCGTGGGCTGGCTGGTGACGATGGCGCTGCCGTTGCCGGGCGAGACGCGCACCGGTGGCTCGACGGTCATGGCGGCCTGGCCGCTGCCGTTGCTGTCGACGCTGGCCACCACCATCTTCAGCTCGCCGCCCACGCCGACAAAGTCGCCTGGCAGCGCCCAGCCGGTGACGTTGTTGGGCAGGCCGCTGATGTTGATCGTTGCGCCGGTCTGGCCGGCGCCATTGACCACCGGTGTGCCGCCGCCGGCGCCGCGCAGGCCGGGCCGCCCGAGGTTCCAGATCACCAGCCGGTTGGCCTGGCCGCGCAGGCGCGCGAACAGCGCCTCGAGCTCGGCGCTGCGGGCGCGCGTCATGGCCGGCCACTCCATGCTGATGCCCCAGACGGTGGCGCCGGGCTGCGCTAACGTCTGCGTCTGCCCGGTCAGCAGCGAGGTGTAGCGCAGCGACGGCGCCCGCAGCCGCAGCACGAAGCGCGCCGGACGCGGCAGCGCGGCGGTCCAGGTGATGTCGGCCATGCGCTACCCCGCCAGTGCGAGCCGGCCGCGGCTCTGCATGTCGACGATGCGCGCCACGGTGGCCTTGCTGCTGTCGTCCAGCGCCTTGGCCAGCGCGGCGTCGCCGTAGCTGGCGCCGACGTTGTTGGTGATGTTGACCACCAGCCCGCCACCGGCCGAGGCCGCCCGCACGCCGCCGCCCGCACCCGCCGCGGCGATGCCACCACCGCCGGCCGAGCCGAACAGCTTGAACAGCGCGTCCACCGGATTGAAGCCGCCGCCCACGCCGCCGCCAAAGCCCTTGAACAGCTCGCGCAGGTTGCGCGCCAGCGGCTCGAGGATGGTCATCTGCACGATGAGCTTGGCCACGTCTTCCAGCAGGGCCTTGAACACGTCGCCGGCGTCGCCGCCGCCTTCGATCAGCTTCTCGAAGCTGCTGGTGAACACCAGCGCCATGCGCTCGGCCTGGTCGGCGGTCTGGCTGACTTCGTCGCGGATGCCGGCAATGCCCTTGACGATGCGCTGCAGCTGCTCGGGCGTGTAGGCGTCGGGGTTCTTGCGCAGCGCGTCTTCCAGCGCCAGCGTGAGGTTGATCTTGCGCGCCTCTTCGCTGACGCCGGCCAGCTCGTCGAGCGTGTTCTTCAGGCCCTCGATCTCGTTGTTGTAGGCGTCCACGCCGCGGGCGTACTTCTCCCACTCGGCGTCGGCCAGCGCGTTCTCGAGGTCGATGTAGGCCTGCTCCGCCTTGGCGGCGGCCTCGGCGCCGCGCTGCAGCTCGGCCTGGTAGCGCTCGAACTCCTTGCGCAGGCGCTCCAGCTCGGCCGCCCGCTTGCGGCCGTCGTCCGGCGTGCCGCCGGTGAAGTTGCTCTGCCGGCGATTGCGCAGGCGCAGGTCGCGCGCGTCGGCGTTCTGGTCGAAGTCGGCCAGCGCCTGGTTGCCGAGCCGCACCGCCTCGATGCTGCGGCGGACGGACTCTTCGACCGCGCGGCCGTTGTAGGTCCACAGCTCGGCCCAGCGCTTGTTCGCGGCCTCGACCACGCGATCGCGCTCGGCGAGTGATTCTTCCCACCCTTTGCCGTAGCGGTTGCCGTCGAATGCGCGGCCGATGTCAGCGAACACGACCTCGAAGCTGCCGGCCACGGCTCGCACCAGCCGTCCCACGCCGCCCAGCGCGTCGGTCACGATGGCCAGCGCGATCGCGCCGTCGCGCGCCCACTCGGCCAGCGAGCCGCGGTCCAGTTCCTGGTTGGCGCGCACGACGTCGGCCAGGCCGCGCGCCGTGCCTTCGATGGCGGGCAGCGCGGCGCTGACCAGCTCGGTGCCGACCTGGTTGATCTCGACGTAGAAGCGGCGCCAGGCACGCTCGGCGGCCTCGGCCTGCGCCGCCTGCTCGCCGGTGACGCGGGTCACGGTCTCGCTGCTGCGCGCCAGGTCGTTGAGGAACGGGATCAGCTCCGCCCCGGAGCGCCCGCCCAGCGCGGTGAGGATGTTCTGCTTGCCGGGCCCGTCCTGAATGCCTTGCAGCGCCTGCGCGATCTCGCGCATCAGCACCGTGCTGTTCTTCAGGTTGCCGTTGGCATCGCGCGCATCGACGCCCAGTTCCTTGAGCGCGGCGCCGACGTTCTTGGTCTCTTCGTCGGCATCGGTCAGGCCCTTGGCCAGGCGGTTGGCAAAGCCGGTGATCTTGTCGATCTCGGTGCCGCTGATGCGCGCCTCGGCCGCCAGCGTGGAGAGGTTCTCCACGCTCTCGCCGGTGATCTCCGACAGGTCGTCCAGCTGCGACATGGCGCCGGTGATAGCGCGGCCGTAGGCCACGATGGCGCCCACCGACAGCGAGGCGCCGATGGCGCCGAGCGCCTGGTTCAGGCGCTGGCCGGAGCTTTGCAGGTCGGCGAAGTCGCGCTGCAGCTGGCGCGCGAGCTGGCGGGTGCCGGCGTCGCGGCCGGAGAAGACGATCGCTACGTTGGTTGCCATGCCTCGTCTTCCTCGTTTTCACGCCGTGGGGCGCGCGCCTCGGCCACCGCGTTGCGGATGGCGTTCAGGCGCTCGATCAGCCCGTCGATGTCGTCGCACGGGTACAGCGCCAGGTACACCGGCAGGCGTTCGGGCGCCCAGCCGTCCATGAAGCGCCAGCAGTGCACGGCCTGCAGCGCCGCCGGCGACAAGGGCTGCGGCTGCGCGAGCAGCTTGCCGTAGCCGCGCCGGCGCAGGGTCTGCACTTCGGGATCGAGCGCCTCCGCGAAGTGCAGCGCTAGTTTTTTGCGTCGGCCTCTTCGGCGTCGGCGCGCGGGACACTGCGCTGCGCGATGGCGGCCCGCAGCGCGCGCTCCCAGTCTGGCTGGGCATCGAGCAGCAGCGGCACGGCCTGCTCCGACCACGGCACGGCGTCGGCCGGCGCGGCGGGATCGGCCGGCAGCAGGTGCGCCACGGTGACGCCGTCCCAGCCGACGATGCTGCGCTCGGTCACGCGGCGGGTCAGCAGCTCGAGCTGGGCGCCGGTCAGCTCGCGCGGCGCGGGCGCGCCGTCGGCCGAGGGCGGCGGCAGCTCGACCAGCCGCATCAGCTCGCAGCGGCGCTCGTGCGCGGTGAGGATGCGCAGCGTGAACTGCGCACCGCCCACCGGATGCGTGAACTCGCGCGCGGCCCGCTGGCGGCGCGCGATGTCTTCCAGATCCATCCGGCCCCCGCCTTACGTCGCGTACTCGATGGGCTGCGCGGCGTAGGCCAGGTCGATGGTCGACTTGATGGTCTCGTTGCGCGTGATGCTGGCGGTGCGCTTGCGCGTGAAGTACGCGCCGGCCAGCATGCGCGCCGACGAGGGGTAGACGATGCGGAACGGCGTAACCACGCCCTCGGCGGCGTCGACCACCGCGACCCAGGGCAGCGCCGGGTCGTGGTGCACCGTCAGCGTCATGGACTCGGCGCTGCGGTTGGATGGGATCTGCTTGTCGTCGGCGTCGTCCATGTCGGACGAGTCGGCGAAGTTCTGCTCGCCGCCGGAGCTGGCCACGTCGGCGACCTGCGTGATCGCGGTCCAGGTGCTGACCTCGCGCAGCGTACCGCCGCCGCTGCCGGACGGGAACTTGTTGGTGTCGGTGGTGTTGACGTTCTCCAGCGTGACCAGGTACGGGCCGCTGCCCGACACGCTCTTGACGCGCAGCACGCGATTGACCAGCCGGCCCCAGCCGGAGGTGAGGATGTGCACGACGTCGCCGGTGGCCAGCGACGGGTCGCTGGCGAAGCTGAGCACGGTCTCGGCCGCGTTGCTGGCCGAAGTGAAGGTCTGGGTGGCGCCGAACGCGCTGCCGATGGCGAACTGCGTGCCGGTGGCCAGGGTCTTGGACATAGGTCACTCCGATTGCCGGGCAGAAAAACGGCCCGACTGCTCCGGCAAGCAGTCAGGCCGCGCTGTGAAGCGGGATCGGTGAAGCGGGCGCGGGCCGATCAGGGCCCGTGTGGATCAGGGTCCATCAAACAGCACGCGGAACACGCGCGCCTGGAAGTACTCGTCGCGCTGCGGGTCGTACTCCTCGGGGCCTTCGCTTTCCTTGAAGACGCCGAGCAGCACCTGCCCCGCGACGGCGCCGCGCTGGTAGCACAGCGCCAGGCGGATCTGCTCGCCGAGCGCCAGCAACTCTTCATACGTGCGCGCCACGTGCACGACTTCGATCTGCGCGGCTTCGACCGCGGTGTCGGCGCTGACGCTGGCGGGCTCCATGCCTTCATCGGGCTGGCTGCCGACCAGGCGATAAATGACCAGCGGCGGCTCGACGTCCTGCTGGGCGACGCCGCCCCAGATGCGCGCACCGACGAGCGCGGTGGTGCCGGCGTGGGCGTTGAGCAGCTCGCGGACGATGGCCTGGGCGCGCATCTACTTGCCTTGCCGGGCCACGCGGCGCAGCCGCCGACCCATGTACTGGTCCATCGCGCCGCCGATCTGCGGCTGGGTGTTGGCCAGCGCGCGCTCCATGTAGCGCACCGGCCGCGCGCCAGGGTGATAGACCTGCTGCCGCACCACGCCGCCGAAGGCCACGCCACGGCCGAACACCCGCGTCTTGGGAATGAAGTGCGGACGCGTGCCGCGCTCGACGAACGCCGCGTAGAAGGCCACGTTGTAGCTGCCGTTGGCGTTCTTGTACGACTGCTTGGTGGCGCGACCAGCGCGATAGACGGTGGTGCGGCTGCCAGCGAAGACGAAGCCTTCGACATCGTCTCCGCGCACCTTGGTGCGCACCCGAATGGACTCGCGCAGCTGGCCTGTGCGGACGCGCGCGCCGGCGGTGACGCGCGCACCGCGCGCAGTCACCTGCGCTGCCGCATTGATTGCACCGCGCCGGATGCTGCGTGCCACGCGGGCATCGGCCAAGCCGTCGATCAGGCGCTCGAGGTCCGGGTCGGGCACCACGCGCGCACCGGCGGCAAGAAACGTCCGTTCAGCCACTGCGGCTCTCCACGCATTGCAGGTGCAGCTCGACGCCCTGCCCGCCGACGTCGATTGGCGGGGCGGCGATCTGGAACACGCGCGCGCCCAGCAGCACGCGCCACTTGGCGGTCACGTCGGCGCGGTGGCGGATGCGGAAGCGCACCGTGATCTCGCTGTTGACCTGCTGCGCCAGCAGCAGCTCGCGCCCGCTCAGGGGCTCGAACGCGGCCCAGACGGTGGCGACGTCAGCCCAGGCCTTCTGCACGTCGCCATAGGCGGCGCCGCGCGTCTCGGTGGGCTTCTGCAGCGTGATGCGGTGCGAGAGCTTGCCGGCGGCGAGCATCAGACCTCCGGCACGACCAGCTTGTCGAGCAGGCCGTGATAGAAGGCGCGCGGCAGCTCGCTGATGGCTTTTTCGACGCCGCCTTCGCGGTTGGCGTACAGCGCGCCCACCGTGAGCAGCACCCACGCCTTGGCGCTGGCGGGCACGGTGCTGGCGTTGGGCTCGCCGGCGCGGTAGACCACGGTGACCGCGTTGGGCTGGTCGAGCGTGGCGGGCCAGGCGTAGCCGGCGGCGGGGAACAGCCAGTTGGCGTAGTCGCCGGCGTTGTCGAGCGTGTAGCCGGCCGGGGCGAGCACCTGCGTGGCGCCGGCGGGGTCGACGTAGCGCACCTCGCTGACCGAACTGACGCGGCCCATGCGCAGGCGGATGGCGTCGGGGAAGGCGTCGAGCGTCAGCGTCCACTGCTGGTCGATCAGGCTGCGGCCGGTGCGGTGCTCGGCTTCCTCGCGCGCGGCGGTGATGAGCACGCTGATCAGGGCGTCGTCGGCGCTGTGGTCGACCTTCAGGTGCAGCTTGGCCTCGGCGAGCGTGACGGGCTCGACGGCCGGCGCGGCGGTGCGACGCAGGGGCATGACTCGATCCTCAGTAGCGGCGCG